GCCCTTGATATGGCGGTGCGGTCTGGTCTTCGCGGACCGTGGTGATGTTGAGAACTGGGATCGTGTCCGGCTGATCAAAGATCGCGCTGGTGGCGTTCTGGCTGCGAAGTCCGGCTGGATCTTGGAACTTCAGCAGGTATTCGCCATCGATCTTGGGCAATATGGCGTAGGTGGTCTCAGCGCCAACGCGGTCGGTTAGCAGCGTGGAATCCTGCCATTCGCCTGTGCCATCGGTCTTGCTGCTGTGGCGGATGATGGCGGTTAGGAACCCAGCCGCTGCAACCGGACGCGACCAACGCAGGATGACTTGGTTATTGGCAACCTGTTCAATCGTTACACCCTGCGGATCTTCAGGCAGTTGTTGAGCGGAACCAGTTGGGTTGGATGTAGATGCAAACGACGGAACAGTAAAACTAGCTTCCAGTGCAGGCGAACCCTTTTTAAATCCGAGTCCATACGCAACCACTGATACCAGCAGTTGGAAACTTTCAGGTAGACCAATAATTTCAATGTTCGGGTTGTTCGTCCGAACGGTTTTGCGGTTGCCTTGGCTGGTGTTGTAAGTAACGTCATATCCAAAGGTTGGGGCACCGCCGCCCTTTTGCCACGACACATTCACCTGCGTGGTCAGCACCGTGCCGTCGCGCACCTGACCGGCGCTAAAGGCGATATTCCTAACGGACGGCGGAGGACTATCAAACGTGGTGATGTCTGGGAACTGCAGCGCCTGACCGCTATCGACCGAGGCGTAGATGCTGTCGTTATGCACCAAGCCGGTGATGGCGTAGGTTCCGTCGCCGTTGTCGGTGGCGCTGATGCAGCGGAACTTCTGATTAGCAACGCCGCTGGTGGTGATACTCCAGATTGATTGGGCGTTCGGTGCAGCGGTGAACGATCCGCTCAGACTGATGGTGCTGCCGGAAACGCTGCTGATGCCAACGGTTTCGACGGTGCCATTAGGTAGCAGGCAGGTCAGTTGTGGGTTGGAGCCAGCCGGCAACGTGATCGACTGGTCAGCCACCACGGAGCTAGTTGTTGCTGATGACACGCGACCGGAGATGCGGCTGCCGTGGCGAAGCTGATCGGCAACAGCAAAGATTTGACCGGGCAACACCACCGCACCCTGCAGACCAGTGCTAAACGCGATCACCTCATCGTCGAGCGCCTCGGTCTTGAGCGTCCACAGTCCGACCCGTTGCGCCTGCCACTTTGATGTGCAGCCAAAGCCGATCAGCTCTTTGACGATGTAGCCATACTTTGCGATCAGCGCTGCATCTTCAACAACAACAACGTTGGGGCGGTAGAAGTTCTCGGGGTCGTTGTAACGAACGTGGACGCTCGTGCTGCGTGTCTTCAGCGAACTGCCGGAATACTCAAAGACACCACCGATTACGTTGGCGTTGGTGTAGATGTGCGATGGGGCAAGGTCGGTGCCATCGAGATTGCCGTGGTCTGCCGCAACTTGGATGACATTGTTCGACCAAAACAGGATGCCTCGGAATACCGAAGCCATGTCCATCAGGACGTTGTAAGCCTCGGCGCGATCACCGATCACCACATTGCAGGCAAAGCGCGGTTCACTGCTGCCGTCTGGGTTGACCACCAGTTGGTTGGCGTACTTGGCGACTGGGTACAGATCGATCCAGCTCAGGTTTTCTGCCGTGACAAATTGACCGGCGCCATAGCGGCGATTGGTAAGCAGGTCGTAAAAGCAGCAAACCGGACAGGTGGTCCACTTCTCAGCGGTCTGCAGCGCACCGTTGAAGCTGGCATCGTTGAAGGTCAGCCTGCCATCAGATTGAACGGTGGCGCCAGTTGGAATCTTGACGAGGCGACCTTGAATCAGATACGACCGTGACGGCAGGCTGCTGAACGCCTTGGTGGAGATCGAAAGCTCAGCCAGTGCTGAGTAGTTGTAGTTGACGTTCTGGGAGATCGTTTCGGTGTACGACGCCCAGATGATTTGATTGCCACGGTTGCTGGCGATTGGTGTGTTCTGCGGCGTGTCTTGAAAGCTGGTGTATTTGATCTCAAAGTGCCCTTCGCCCAGATCAACCTTTTCGACCTTGATGTTCCACGGACCAGCGCCAAAGGTTTTGAGGTTAATGATGCCGGTGCTGTACTGATAGTTGTTGGTGGAAACGCCGGTGATGGTCTTGTCCGATGCAAGCTGGAAGCCGGTGCCACTGCCCTTGGCTTGCACATAAATGCGGACCTGGAGCGTCCCACCAAATAATTGCCCCTTGGCGAGGCTTTCCTGCGCGACGGAATACAACTTGGGGACAGTAAACAGCAGCTCTACGTTGTCAACGGTTGGGTCGGTGATCTGACGCGTGACCGTACCGCCGCCGTATTTTCTATTAACAACCTCGTTGTTGCTGTTCAGATCTTCGCTGTAGTTTTCGCCAATTTCTTGGTTGACATCCGTAATCTGCGAAACGCCATCATTGAACCAGTATGTTGTACCTTGACGGGCGGCGCCAACATAAGACGCGGTTGCAATATCTTCCGGCTTGAAGTTATAAGTGCCGTCGCTGTTTTGAATCGCGGTCTCGTTGAGGTAGGTGCCCTGCAGACCGTTGATCACGCCACCAATCGGACCCTCGCACAGCAGGTCCAGAACTTTGATTGTGGTGACTGAATTGAGTGCCATGTCAGTAGAGCTGGTATCCGATGCTGTTCAGACGCAGGTAGATCGGGTTGCTTCCGGTGGTGCCGTTCGGTACGGTCTCGGCGTTGATCACCTCAACCTGCACCGTCACAAGGCTTTCCGTTTCGATGTCGCCCAGCTCCAGTCGGTGCATCCAGCCAAAGAACTGACCTTCAAACAGCAAGCCTTGGATCGTGGCGGAATCAGCAGCAACCAAGAAGCCATCAGCAATCTCAGTGCCACGGTAGACCTTAATTTCGTAGGAGATGTACCCGTCAACAAGGGTGGTGCCAGCGCCGCCAGCAAAGTCATACAACCCGTTTTCAATCGACAAGGCGACGTTGAAGTCGGAGTATTGAGTCGTGCTCGCTAGGTAACCGCCGTAAACCTGCAGTGATGCGGTGCGGCGTTGTTCTTGAATATCCGTGCGGATCAGTTGTGGATCGTTTGTGACGCCATAAGAACTAACCTCGCTGAAGTACGCCTGTGTGTTGAAGCCGGTCTTGTAGACGCGCCGTGCAATCACACCGGACTTGTCGGAGAAATCATCGGTGAGCACTTCGTTGCCAAGCCGAACGGTCTGCGTACCAGGAGCGCGGAGGCTGCTCAATACCGGATCAGATTCGTCGGCAATTTGGAACTTCGACTTGAGCAGGTGGCTGCCGATCAACACTTTGCCGTAAGCCAATGGCACCGTGGCGCCAACACCGACGGAGTTTGCAGCGCCTGTGTAGGCGTAGGACTGCTGACCGTCGATGCCGGAGGTGACATTTTCGGGACCGTTGGTGCGGTTACGGCTGCCCATGCGAGCACCTCCGCCAAAATTGGTATTCCCAAATCCGCCGAGCGTTGGTACTTGAGGTTGCGGGGCAAGTATTTGTGCCACACCACCCAATACAAGAGATGCACCGATGCCAACAATCGCAGTACCAACGGTGCCAATTCCAAAAAGACCACCCAAAGCTGCGCCTGCAGATGCAATACCGCCGGTAATAATGGTCAACGCAATCAAGCCGATGCCAGCCAAGATTTGACCGCCCGCATCTCCTGATCCTGTTAACACAGGCACTATCACCAATTCTTTTTCACCAAACGGCAAAAGTAAGTCTTCGTATTCAAAATCAACACCGCCCTGAATAACTTGATAACCAATCCCGTTTTCTTCTGATGTCAACAAATAATCTTTGAACTCCGGCATGTTGATGCACAGGAGTTTGATCGCGTCAGCGCCGTTTCGCAGGTTGTAGTAGGTGTGCTCAGCGCCGAAGCGTTCGCCCAACTCACCCATCAGGCAGACCCGCTGCATATCGGTAGACCGCAGCAATGCTCCTTACATAGTAGCTGGATAGCCACTCCACACCACTACGTCGGTCGCGCATGTGGTGCAGGATCCGCCATGGCTCCACAAAGATTGCCGCGTGCATCGGTTCGATGGTGCCCAGCTTCATGATCGCCACGTCGCCCGGCTTGCGCTGCTCAAATGCCACCCGCTTGAACCCCAGCGCCTCGGCTTCCCGCAGGTAAATGCTGGGTGTGGTCTCCAGATCATCCGGTCTGGCATAGTCCGCCAGCTCCACGCCCTGCAGCCTGAAGTAGTCGCGCACCATCGTGTAGCAGTCACGCCCTTCGTCGTTCCACTCCAGATCGATCAGGGATTGATAGTCAGCCATTGATCCTCCGGCAGGCAGTAGATCAGCCACGGCACCCCGCTTTGCAGGCAGGCACGCTGGTCAAGTTCGCTGGCTGGACCGCCTTTGGGGTGGCTATGGACAACAGCAAGCACCTCACCATTCAATGAGGCACGGTAGTAGTCGCGGGGATGCATGACAAAATGCTGCTCCGGCTGCTCGCAAACATTGCGGCACGGCCAGTACATCTGTCCCGTTGGCGTTTGAATCACCACGCCGCAGGCTTCGTAGGGCGCTGCCGACTTGGCGTGCCGTTGAGCCTCAGATTTGGATGCGGGAGCCAGGATAACCACCATGCGGATAGTCCGAAATACCTTGTGACTGGAAACGGATTTTGCAGCTATTAAAGCGCTTGCCGCAAACATCGTTGGCAGCACTGGTGGCATTGTCGTTCACGTCGAAGTAACTACCGCCCGTGTAGCCACACTCAACGCCGCGATACACCCATGGGCAGTAGTCCTGCACTTGCCTACCGGGGAGCTGCAGGTTGGTCAGATCCAGCTTGCTGATCAGTTCAAATTCAACGAGCTGGATGTTCTCCTTGGATATGCGGTCGATGTACCAGATCTGATCCTCAAACTTCGCAGTTGGGTCGGCAGTTGGATTGACGCCACCGACGAAGTTGATTGGATCGAGGAATTTCTTGCAGGTACGGATGCGGGTGACCTTGGCTTGCAGTGGGTTGTACGCCAGCAGCAATGCCGAGATCGCGCCAGTCGCGTTGGCGATTCGCATCGTTGGGCGTGGCAAGGCGCCCTTTGATGTCAGCTCGAAACCATCGACCTCAATCGGTGCGGCGCTGTAGGTAATCCCTTGGAACACCACATCAGCAGTCAGGTCGTTGGTGCCAGCGTGGTAGTAAAAGGTGGTGTCGATTCCGTTGACTGCCAACGTGAGTTGTAACTGAAACAGCTCAATGACAGCCGATGGTTCAAGCGACTGGATCTGCGTTTGGATTGAGGTGGGTGTCGTCATGCCTCAAAAACCTGGCGGAATGTCGCAGTGATCTCATTGAAATTGCAACTGATCTGACTGGTGTTCCATTCTTCGCAAATCCACTTTGCAGCGTATCCATTCGGATCAGTCCAATCAAATGATTCAACTGCTCCACGCGCGCGCAGGAACGTAAGAATGCTATCTCGCTCGGTATCGGTTCTGTTGTTGAACCGCAGGCTCCAAGATTTTGGTTGCGTGTTAATGCCAAAGGCAACACGCTGCTCATAGCCATCGCCGAATTGAATGCGCTGAACCGTTGGCTTCTCCTGTAGATCAGCACTAAAACTTGGGGTGAAGGTAAAGGTGGCCATCAGCTTAGTGCTCCTCCAGGACGCTTCTGTCGAATAATCTCAGCTTGAACGGCAGCCGAGATCGCCTTGCCGAAAGCATTGGCCTTCGGATTGCTGCCTTGCGCTTGAGTGCCGCTGGCATCGACATTAACCGTCACATTCACGGCGCCACCACCAGCGGACTGAACGCCAAGACGCCCATCACGTCCACGACGCAGGGGCATGATGGCCTCGGGTCCAGCTTCGCCCATCAGGCCAAGCTGGCCAGCTCCGCCATTGGCGAAGGTGAACATGGTTGGCCGATTGACGATTCCGCCATTCGCAAAACCTACGGTCGGGTTCAATCCGCCTGCGACTTTCAGAAGACCGCCGAGCCCACTGGCGCCAGGTGTCAGCAAATTTTGGAGGCCTTGCAAGATTGGCGCAATGATCAGCAACCGAGTCACCATGCGAGTGGTTTCCTCGACAATGGATAAGGCAAATTCTCTGAAGTTGAATGTGCCAGTAGTCGTCATGCTGACGATTGCATCTTCTAAACCCTTGAAGCCACTTTGAGCCAGGTTGCTTAGATTGGCGCCCAAGCTGCCGATGCCTTGAATGTATGAATCGATGCCAGCGCGAAAGTCCTCCATGACGCTGGTGGTTTTCTGGACTGAGGTGTAGAAAAGTTCGCCGCTCATTCCGGCTTCAAAGCCGGCGCCTTGCAGTTTCTTGAAGGCATCAGTTAGATCATTTGTTTCTTGAACTTGCAACTGCTGGAGTTGCACCGCGCGAGTCCGCTGGATATTGGCCTGTTGCTCTCCGCTTAATGCGTCACGCAAAGCCTTGTCAGCAGCAGCAATAAGCGCGCGACGTTTTTCGGCGTAATCGAGCTGGATCTTTCTCATGGGATCCAGTTCGCGCTCTACAGCCAATTCACCTTGAGCTTGCTTTAGAGCATTTTGTGAAGCCAACAATGCTTCTTTCCGGCGTGCCGCTTCATCTTTTGCCTTCTGCTTGCCGCCATCGCCAGTCCGCAGGCCAGTCAAATCCGGCGTTGCGCCTGGCGCAGGCGTCGGGATGCTGGGCATTTGCAGGACTTTGCCGAGGCTGTCACTAATCCGTTTGGTTAGGTCGTCGATCATTTTGCCGACGCCAGCGACCAAAGCGACTGTGCCAATCGTGCCGCCAACAACAGCCGCGGCCAACTTTGCCTGTCCAGGTCCAGGGGTTTGCAGTGCAACAATCACGCCCAAGACCGAAGCCCTAGCCGTCTCAATAGCCAATAGCGCACGTTGCAGAATTACCATCGGTCGCAAAACCTTAAGCACTGCACCAAGCGCCCCAGCGAATGCAGTCACGTTTGTGGCAATAAAAACCCCAGCAGTCACACTGCCCAACACCACCATGGTCTTAATCAATCCAGCAGCGATCTGCTGCAATCCAGCAGCACCACCAATCGCTGTATAAAACTCGGTCGCCAAATTGCCAACGAACGTGGCAGCCTGACCGATCACCGTGACCAAACCGCTCAAAACAGGCAGTAATGCCGAACCGATCTGCACGGTCAGCACGGTCACCTGCGCCTTCATGATTCCGAGCGAATCGTTGAACGCATCGGCTTTGTTGGCAAAGTCTGGACCGATACCCAGGCCGAACCGCTGGATCTCTTTGCTGCCCAGGTTCAGGATCGGGATCAGTTCGGCGCCAGATTTGCCGAATATCTTCATTGCCAGCGCGGCCTTTTCGGGACCATCGCGCAGCGCGGCAAAGCGATCAGCAACATCGAGGAACACCTTGTCGGCCTTTCGCAGCGTGCCATCGGCTTCCGTAGTAGCAACGCCGATCGTCTTGAACGCAGCAGCTGCTCCTTCCCCGCCAGTGGCTGCTGCCACCATGTTCTTGTTAAGCAGCGTCAATCCCTTGGCAACGCCCTCGATGCTGGTGCCACTCAGCTCGGCCGCGACCTTGAACTGACCAAGCGTCTCGATGCCAACGCCAGTGCGCTGCGACAGGTCGCGCATATCGTCTGCAAGGTCGATCGCGCTCTTAGCCAATGCCACCACGCCGCCAGTGACAGCAACAGCCGCAAGGCTTTTGAGGCCGGTGTAAAGAATGTTCGTGGCCAGGCTTGCATTCTTGATCCTGCCCTCCAACCCCTGCATGGAGTTGCCAAGCCGCCGGATATTGTTCTCACCTGCCACGCTCGCGGTGATCTTGAGCAAGGCATCCATGTTCATCGCCATGGCTATGCCCCCTGGTTGTTGATCACCGACATCGCTGCGGCCTCCATCACCTGAAGATCCTCCAGCAGCGCACGCGGTTCCTCTACGTCGTACAGCTTAAACAACCAACGCACCGCTGCATAGTCCAAACCGATCACACCACTCATTGTGGTACGCCATTGCGTCTGCACCCGCAGGAACATCTGCACAGCTGGCCAGTTCTCCGGCCA